CAGAAACCCCCATCCGAACACTGCAACCGGATCCGGCAGAGGTCAGCGAATTGCGCAGGGAATTGGAACAACTCCGCGCCCAGGTCGCAAAAGCCCCGCAGAGCCTTGACGAACAGATCAATTATTTCCAGCGAAAACAGCAGTTAGTAAGCAGGCTGAACAGCCTGAACGGTTCTATTCTGACACTTGAAAAGCACGGGGAAGAAGTCAGGAAGGAAGCGGAGGAGGATGTTTTTTCCTCAGAAGTTTACGCCCTTCGCCTGTCATCAAAAAAGGGCTATTCAAGCGAGGAGGAAGTTTTTAAATTTCGTAACCCTACCGTAATAACGGAGCTTCTAAATTTTGTTTTATCCCGTATGATTGAAAAGCGGGAAGCCATTGAAAATGAAATCATTTCCTGAGAAAAACAGAGCGGGGGTGACCGCCCCCGCTCCAAAGTACTAAATGTTTAACCACGTTTAATAAACGCAGCTATGAACAGCAACAAAGATACAAAAGAACCGAACCCCACCAGACTGAAGCGGATAATTTTAAGCAAACTAAGCCGGCAGGCTGAAGATTTGCGGGAGAAACTTGTAAAAGAAGCCACAGAAGCCGGCCAGACAAACAAGGCGGTTTATTGGGCTGGCAGAACCATAAATTTCATGCTATTGCATCATATCTATGACACGGAAGGCGCAAAGGAGTTTAAAACCTTTATGCAGTGGAAGGAAGAAGGGGCAACCGTGAAGAAAGGGGCAAAAGCCTTTGTTATTTGGGGGCAGCCACTGGGGACCCGGGAGCAGGACCAAGAAAAGGGAATAAGCCCGGAAGATTTTGAGAGCCTGTTTTTCCCTTTGTGTTACCTCTTTTCTGACAAGCAGGTAAGGAAAGCAAGCGAGAACGCAAAGGAGCGGGAGAATGAACCGGAACGAAACCCGGAGCCGGAACCCGCCCACGCTGAAACCATTACAGATGATATTTTTTAACCTCAAACCCTGTAAGCCATGCAAACACTTTTTAATCAGATCACAGAGGTTAAGTTATCATATATCCCGGCCAAACCGGACACGAAGAACCGGCCAACCATGACAAGCAGCCGGCAGAGCTTTGAAACCCTGTTTAATTTTTGGGATATGTCACAAATTGCCTACCGGGAAAGCTTTAAAGTAATGCTGTTAAACCGGGCTAACCGTGTTATCGGTATAATGAATGTAAGCGAAGGAGGGCAGGCCGGAACCGTGGCAGACCCGAAAATGATACTGCAGTCCGCTTTGTTGTCGCATGCCGCCAGTATAATACTATGCCACAACCACCCGAGCGGGAACACCCGGCCAAGCGAGGCAGATATAAAGCTAACAAAGAAAATCAAAGAGGGCGCCGGGTTCCTTGATATTAATTTACTGGATCATATAATTCTGACCCCCGAAGGGAACTACTATAGTTTTGCAGATGATGGAATGATCTAAGGCGTTAATTATATATGTGGGTTACGTGTATACGTAACCTGCCGCCGCTTAAGCGGTGTTCGGATGGTGGGCTATGGTCCGCCTATTTTGTTTTATAGGGATAGCCCACCATCCTCACGGATTTGTCTGACTTTTCCACCCTTACTGCTTTTTGATTTTCTGCAGGCTGCAGTAAGCTTGGAAAAGGGGGATTGATAAAGTGGCTCAAGTTGTCCTTTTAACAAGGATCCGGCACTGATAGATTTGCCAAAAATCATGAGTAAATGAAGATCCGGAGAGCTGATGTTTTACGAGAGTATGATATCAAGGAAACGCCCCAGGGGAAAAGGGTGATTTTTTCAATCAAATTTGTGAATAAGGCAGGCGAACTGGTATTCCTGCCGAGGGCAATTGCCTCAGGCCTGCCCTGGAAAGTAGCGGCGAACAGGCAGAGAGGGGTAATGCCGGTGGATCCGAAGGGAGAGAAAACGGGTCATGTTTACCCGGTGAGAATTGACAACATTATTGAATGGAACGGTAAAAGGGTGATCTTATGAGTGATGTGCTTTTCAACAAAGAGGGGGCGCCCTTACTTGCTTTTGGGAGTAAATTTTATGCCGAAACCAAAGGCGTGCCGGCAAAGCCTGCTATTTCGAAACAGCTGGAGAAACAGGATGATAAGGTTACTGTCGATGGGAGAACTGTTGTTTCCTGGGGGAGCAATAACGATTTTCCGACCAAAGCAAATGAACTTATCAGGAGTGTCGGAGTGTTGAATACCGGTTTGAAATTTATCAGAAACTTCACACTTGGACAGGGTATTTTCCCCTGTATTGTAAGCGGTTACGATGATCAGGGAAATGAGCAGCTGAAGGTAATTGATGATCCGAAAATTGTGAACTTCTGCCAGGGGAGAATGGTCCGCCGGTACCTGGAAAAGGCCGCCCGGGATTACTTTAAATTCGGAAAGGCAGATGTTCAGCTGATCCCTGACGCTTCCGGATCCCAGATGGCCGGGATTCATACCATTAATGCCATGTATTCCCGGTACACAGAAGCAAAGGCCGGGGTAATAGAAAAGTGTGTGGTAAGTGGCCGTTGGCCTGATCAGCCCGGGGAAGGTGAGTTTGAAGTTTTTGACCTTCTGGATGAGTACGATCCTTTTTTCGACCTGGAGCGTCGTCGCCTTTTAGGTCAGTTAAAGGGGAATTCATTTGTCTATTCTATCCGTGATTCCTGGAGTAATAACGACTATTATTCAGAACCAATCTGGTATGCAGCATACCTGGCCGGATGGGTGGAAGTTGCCCGCCTGGTGCCGGCATTCCTGAAGAAAGCATTCAAAAACCAGATTACCTGGAAATGGCATGTGCAAATCCCTTATGCATTCTGGGATCGCAAGTTTCCGGCAGCTGAATATAAAAGTATTGAAGCCAGGCAACAGGCTATTGAACAATATATGGACAGGATTGAAGAAAACCTGTGTGGTACAGAGAATGCTGATAAGCCCATATTCACATTCTTCGAAATCAATCCTCAGAATGGAAAAGCTGAAGAACAGTGGATCATCACAGCCCTGGACAACAAGTACAAGGAGAATGATAAACTCATTACTTCTGCAGCTGCAAACTCGGAGATCCTTTTCAGCCTGATGCTGAATCCGAATGTTCTGGGTGCAGGTATGCCCGGGGGAACATACTCAGGGAACCAGGGAGGGAGTAATATCCGGGAAGCTTTCCTGGTAAACATTGCCAACTCATGGTTGGACCGTCAGAACCTGCTGGATCCGCTGGAGCTTTATCTCCATTTCAATGGAGTGAAAGATGTTCAGCTTCGCTTCCGGAGCACAATTCTGACAACTCTTGACACTGGAGCAGGTACCACAAAAAAACTTTCATAGCCATGCTTATAAAATCACTTGAGGATATTAAAGAAATTCTGCCGGTGAGTGATGCCGTTGATCTGGACCGGCTGCGGCCACATCTGGAAACGGCAGAGCAAACTTACCTTAAGCCCCTGCTTGGTGAGCTTTATGGTAGCCTTGAGGGTTTTACCGGTGAGACTATTCCTGATAACCTTCAGGAGCATGAAACGCAATACCGTGAGCTTCTAAAGCTGGTGCACCGTTCAGAGGTTCACCTGGCTTACTGGTCAGGTTATGATGTGCTGAATGCTTATATCTCTGACGGTGGGTTCCGGAGAATAGAGACTGACAAAGTAAAAGGCCTGTTCAAGTACCAGGAGGACAGTCTGAAAGATTATTTCAAATCAACCGGTTTTAACAGCCTGGATGCCGTTCTGGATTACATTGAATCCAACATTGAGCATTTTACGGTATTCAAAGAATCTGAATCCTGGAAGTTCCTGAAGGGGGCATTTGTCCCGGATACCAAAACGTTCAATTCCATTTACTTTATCGGCAGCAGCCGGCTGATATTTATGAGGTTGCAGCCTTATGTAAAAGTAGTTGAAGATCTGAGCATTCGTCAGATCATCAGCCAGGATAGTATGAATATTATTAAAACTGAGATGCTGAAGGATGAACCGAATCCCAAAGTCTCAGCCATCCTTCCCCTAATCAGGAAGCCTGTTGCATTTCTGGCAGTCGCAATGCTGATGGAGGACAGCGGAGCGGATCTGACTGACAAGGGTTTGTTTTTTGAAGGCCGGGGCCTTACAATGCTGAGCGATACAGTTAAATCACCGGCTGAAATTGAAAGGGTGCAGAACCTGGTTAAACGTAACAAGGGGCTGGGAGAAAGTTATCTGCTGCAGCTCAAGCAATATCTGAATGAAAATGCTGAGGCCTGGGGCGGTTATCAGTTGCCCAGGAATGGATTGCATAACCGTGATAATTCTGGTAAAAGAACCTTTTGGGCATGAAAACCATTGAAATTGATTACCGGACCTTCTGGATGCGCGGGAGCGTCCAAAGCAATATTCCTGAGCGCTGGAGTGAGGTTAATCCCAGACAGCTTATTGCAATTGCTAAGAATTACCTGGGTGAAACATCGGAAGAAAAGATGCTGGCTGAAATGTGCGGGGTGAGAAAGTGGATCATCAAACGCATGGATTCATATCAGCGTTTTGCACTGGCCCAGGAATTGAGTTTTTTGACTGATTATAAACCTTTTAGTCATTTTATCATCAGGAAGGCCGGTGTGCTGAGGGCCCCCAGACCCAGGCTTCAGGATATGACTTTCGGGCAGTTTATGTTCACTGATACTTATTACTCAACCTGGGCAGAGAGCCAAAAGGATGTGGATCTGGACAAGTTTGTCGGTTGTTTATACCTTCCTGATGGCTCAACATTCAAGAGTGAAAATATTGAGCCGCTGGCATTGATTGCCGGAAAAGCCCCGCTGGTTGTCCGCTGTGCAATAGCCATCAATTACCGGTTGGTGAAGGAATTTCTAACCCATGCTTATCCGCTGGTATTTCAGAAGCCCAAACCGGGCGAGAAACGGAAAGGTGGAGACGGCTGGGTAAAGGTTTTTGAATCTGTGGTGGGGGATGATATTGTGAACCAGGATAAATATTCAGAGCTGCCGGTCCATGTAGTCCTGAGATGGATCAGCAGGAAGATAAAGGAATCTGCAAAGTCATAACAAAATGAGAACGACATTCAGCGAGCTGGTAACCTATTTTAAAAAACTGGCAACAAACCATAAAGAGATCAGGCACTCGGAAACCGAAAAGCATTTTTATCGTTTTGAAGTGGATGAAGTACTTACCGGGATCAATAAACTGAAATACCCTGCTTTTATCCTGGAAGGCTACCGGTTTACATACAAGGATATGAAAGCTGACAATCCGGTTAAGAAACGCCAGGGCGCTTTCATATTGCTGGACCATGTTGGGGATCCAGGAAACCATGACAAGATCCACGAGGTTTGGGACCGATTGGAGAGGATCGGGGATGATATTCTTTCACGCATCATTGCTGATAAAAAGGATAAAGCATCGCCGGTGCGGGATTTTGACCTGGAGAGTGTGGAAGGGAGCCTGCTGGCCACCGAGCTTGGCAACCATTACGGTATCAGGTTTACCTTTGATATTGACTGCAGGTATTCCCGGGAGGTTAACCCTGAAAAGTGGTTGGTATGACACCGGAACTATTGCCTGAATACAATCAGATGATCAAACGCTGGGCAGCGATGGTCCGGCGGAAACTGGTGGGCAATGTTACCCGAATGCCTAAGGGAAAGGCCGGAGCCGTAACCAGGGGCGTTAAGCGCAATCAGAGCCGGACAGAGTATAAGCTGAAGGATAATATGTCATACCGTACCCATCAGGATTATGGCCAGGTGGATGGAGTCGGTTTTCGGTTTGAGCGTCACGGGGTATTCGTTCATAAAGGAGTGGGCCGGGGATATGTTATGGTGGGCGGCATGGTTGTAAGGGGATTTCATGTCCGCAATGAGGTGAAAAATTACGCAAAGGGCAAGAACCGGTCCGCGGATCCTGTCTTGCTTATTGGCCCTGGAATCAGAAAGCCGGTCGAATGGTTTAACCCGGTGCTGGATAAGTACGTCCCGGAACTGGCGGATAAGGTTGTTGAAATGAATGCGGATGCCGTGGTGAATGCCTTGAGGATGAGAATTGTTTAATTAGAAGTACTTTATAGTAGTAATTTGTACTGAACACTCATTTAAATATAATTATAGAGTACGGAGAATCCGTAAATTCTCCGATAGATTATTATAAGTGTTTGATCATCAATTAAATAATATAATTATTGCGATTTTTGTGAAATTCTTATCTTTGTGAAGAATTTGTTGGCAATATGAATAATTTATCTTCTAATCCTGGGGTTATTGATCTTTTTTGCGGCATAGGAGGGCTTTCTTATGCTTTTAAGATAGAAGGCTTTGATGTTATTGCCGGAATTGATAATGATATGACATGTAAATATGCCTATGAGACAAATAATAAGTCTCAGTTTATACATCAAGATATTTCTATGTCAGATCCGAATAGTATTCATAAACTTTATGGCGATCGCAAGGTAAAAATATTGGTCGGTTGTGCGCCCTGTCAGCCATTCTCGGTTTTGAATTTAAAGAATAGCACAACTGAAAAAATTTCAAGTGATAATAAATGGAAGTTATTATACTCTTTCTCAAAATTAATTGAATCAATTCAGCCAGAAATTGTTTCAATGGAAAATGTTCCTCAATTGCGCAGTTTCAATAATGGGAGTGTATTTAATGATTTTATAGCGATGTTAATAAAGAATAACTATTTTATAACATACGGGATTTATAATGCTCAGGATTATGGAGTGCCTCAAAGAAGGAAACGTTTAGTGTTGCTTGCATCAAAATTCTCAAAATTTGAAATGATTACTGCTACTCATAGCAATGATTTCAAAACAGTTATGCAAACTATTGGACATTTGCCTGTTATTGAGGACGGGGAGCATTGTGAGTCAGATTATTTGCATTTTTCTAGAAAACTCAAGAGTATCACGAAGGAGAGAATAATTGCAACCCCTGAAGGGGGAAGTTGGCAGGATTGGGCAGAAGATTTATTATTGGAATGCCACAAGAAACCAGGTGGAAAAATGTACAAAAGTGTCTATGGAAGAATGAGTTATAACGATGTCTCACCAACTATTACAACTTATTGTACTGGTTTAAACAATGGAAGGTTTGGCCACCCTAAACAGAATAGGGCAATTTCTCTAAGAGAGGCTGCACTTTTACAATCCTTTCCCGAAGACTATGATCTTATTGATCCAAATGTTCCTTTTAACTCTCAAGTTCTTGCTCGGCAAATTGGAAATGCTGTACCAGTTGGACTTGGCCAAGCCATAGCTAAAAGTATTAAGAACCACTTATTGTCATTAAATGGATACACCAGTTGAAAATACTTTAAAATGGCGATTTGATGTCAGCACGTTTAGGCTTATTGGAAGAGAGCTAATTACTGACAGGATAACAGCATTATTCGAGTTAGTTAAAAATTGTTATGATGCAAATGCTAGAAATGTCTTTGTTGAGTTTTATAATGTTGGTACGAAAAATGTCAATAGTAAAATTGTAATTAGAGATGATGGTGTTGGGATGACTCTGACTGATATTAAGGATAAATGGATGGTTGTTGGGACTTCAAGCAAAAGAAAGGAGACAAGATCTCCAGCACCGTTTAATAGGCGTTATGTTGGAGAAAAGGGGATTGGTCGATTCGCTGTAGATAAATTGGGCGGTAAGGTTTTAATAAAAACCAAGAAGAAAGGCGAGAGAAACTATCTCATCGTAAATATAAACTGGAGTGTTTACGAGAAGCTTGAAAGCCAACCACAGCTATCATTATTTACAGATGTTGAGAATTCTTACAATTATTCTCCTGCAGAGAATACGGAAATAGAGGGGACAAGACTGGAAATAACTGAAGTAAGAGAGATTTGGCAGTTGAAGGAAATTCAGAAACTTTATAGGGAATTAACCAAGATAGTGACTCCTTATTTCCCACCTGATCCTCCCTTTAATATATTTATTTATTCTAATGAGTATGAAAATGAGTTGAATAATAAGAAAGTAATTTCTGATACAATAAGCTACG